TGAAACGATGAAGAAAGTATTTCTTCCTGTACCATATAATGTTGAGTTTCAGTTATCAATATATTCAAAACTAAATGAAGATGCTTTACAAATCATAGAGCAGATTCTACCATATTTTCAACCATCATTTAAAGTCACTGTTGATCTTGTAAGTTCTATTGGAGAAAAAAGAGATATTCCAATCACACTAGGAAATATCACAATGCAAGATGAATATGAGGGCAATTTCCAATCCAGAAGGGCTCTAATTTATAATATTACATTCACAGCAAACACATATCTATTCGGACCTATTGCAGAAAGTTCAGACGGTCTCATCCGCAAAGTTCAGGTCGATTATTATACAGATACGGACACTAGTGCTGCTAAGCGTGAAGTAAGATACACTGCAGTACCAGATCCAATTGACGCAGAACCTGGCGATGACTTTGGATTCAGTGAAACTATTGAAGTGTTTTCTGATAGTAAGAAGTTTAATCCAGCATCGGGGACTGATTCATAATGGCTAAATCATTTGATAAAATTAGCGATTCTCTAAACACAGAGACTGACATTGTTAATGTCACACCTTCAGAGTCTGAAATTGTAAAAGATATTGAACATGAACAGAGAGTTGAACAAGCAAAGAAAGACTATGAATATACGAGAGGAAATTTATATTCTCTAATTGAAAAGGGTCAAGAAAGTCTAGATGGAATCATGGAGTTGGCTCAAGAGTCAGATTCCCCTAGAGCATATGAAGTTGCTGGTCAAATTATCAAAAGTGTTGCTGACACAACAGATAAATTGATGGATCTTCAAAAGAAAATGAAGGAACTAAATAAAGAAGAGGATTCTGGTCCTAAGTCTGTGACTAATAATGCATTATTCGTGGGATCCACCGCAGAACTAGCTAAATTTCTTAAAAATCAGCAATGACGGAATCTAAGAAATGTAAAACTGGTTACTATTACTGTTTTACAGATAAAAAATGTAAGAAAATCCCTATGGGATACCATATTGGTGCCCGTGGTTATCTTGCGCGTGATAATGATGAAGACTCTGAAGAAGGAAAGAAGAATGGAAATGGTAAGAATGGCCCTTCCAACGGGAATGGCGGCACTAATGGCGGCTCTAATGGTGGAAACGGAGGAGTCAGTGAAGGAACTCTCCATAAATGGTTCAAGGGATCCAAATCAAAAGATGGTAAAGGTGGTTGGGTCAATGTTGTCACAGGTGGGACTTGCGCCAGTGATGAACCAGGAGAAGGAACTCCTAAATGTGTCTCTTCAGCAAAACGAGCAAGTATGAGTAAGGCTGAGAGAAAATCTGCAGCTAGAAGAAAAAAGGAAGCAGATCCTGGTCAACAACAAAAATCAGGTGCTGCTAAACCAACTTATGTTGCAACCGATTCTAAGAGGAAAAAGGTTGATGAAGAAGCAGTCTCCAAAAAGCAACAAAGGTTCTTCGGGATGGTTAGAGCGGCTCAAAAAGGGGAAATGGAAAATCCCTCGCCTGAGGTTGCCAAAGTTGCTGCCACCGCCAAGCGTTCCGACGTAAAGAAATTTGCAAGCACAAAGCACAAAGGATTACCAATGAAAAAAGTAGAAGAATCCATTTCCGAAGCAAAAGATAAGAAAGGAAAAGGTAGTGGGACTAAAGACGCTTGTTATCACAAGGTCAAGTCTCGCTATTCTGTATGGCCTTCTGCATATGCATCTGGTGCTTTAGTTAAGTGTCGTAAAGTAGGTGCTGCAAACTGGGGAAATAAGTCTGAAGAATTTGAAATGCAAGAGAAAACAGCTCATTCTGGTAGTGTTACTTTTAGTAGCAAATCTGTTCCAGCTAAGGCAACTGATGATTCCATCAAAAGTGCAGTAAGTAAAGCACTTGCAAAACCTGGAACTAGTCATTCTGCATCTTCGGAGAAAGGAAAAAGAGAAAATAAAGTAGGTGTAAATTATAGCATGAGTTACAGCTCAGGTGGTGATAAGAAGAAAGAGAAAAATAAGGATAAGAAAGATAAGAAAAAACCAGTTCTTAAGAAAAAAGATGGAGGGCATGGGGATCCAGGAAAACCAAACAAACCAAGTAGTAGTGGTGGCGGTGGCCGCAACAGAAGTGGATCTGGCGGCGGTGGCGGCTCAAAATTGAGAAGTGGTGGTGGATCTGAGACAAGACCAAGTGCATCCAGAACTGGAGGCAGCACATTGTCAAGAGGAACTTCATCTTCTTCAGGTGGCAGAGCACTAATGAGAAACTCCTTTACAGATCTAAGGGATATATTGGATGAAAAGTGTTGGAAAGGTTATGAGAAGAAAGGTATGAAGACCATGTTTGGAAAGAGATATCCAAACTGTGTAAAGAAAGAAGATGTTGAACAGATTGATGAATTTGCATCAAAATCAACAGTAGAAAGAATTAAACGTGATAGAGGAAATGTTCCTTCATTTGGCACTGGTGGAATGACAGCACCAAATAATGGTGGATTGAAGGGTGGAAATGAGCATTTAAGAAAGGGTAAAAAAACCACAAAAGAAGAAGCAGAGATGGTTCGTTATTGTCCCAAATGTGAAAAGAATGAAACTAGAGATGAGTGTTCATATGGTCCTAAGACCTGGGATATGTATTCCGTTCCTGCCAATCTAGGACCAAATACATTTGAAGAAAAGTATGAAAGAATTCAGAGATTAGGAAAAACCTACACTGTTTTCTTTACATTTAGAGGACAATATAAGTCACTACAGTTTTTCTTCCCAACATCAGCAAGACCTTCTAGAGAGGAAGTTCTAATTCAACTCAGAAAGATTTATCCTGAGGCTGTATTGACAAACTATTTTGAAAGAGATCGTGTTGAGAACGAACCCCTAGTTCAGGTTGAAGGTGCTAAGAGTTTTGGTAAGTTTATAGGTGAAGGTAGGTCTGTTTATGGATCTGGTCAATTAAGACCTTATGATCTAGTCAGAACGCCTGGTGGACTTAAAAGTCTGAATGATATTGATAAAGAAATAAAAGCAAAACAGACTCAAAAGAAGGGTGTTAAAGAAGATTGGCAGAGTGTAAATAAAAAAGATAAGACTGATGGTATGAGCCCTAAAGCAGTGGCTGCATATCGTCGTGAAAATCCTGGTTCTAAACTAAAGACTGCTGTAACTGGTGATCCAAAACCAGGCAGCAAAGATGCCAAGCGTAGAAAGTCTTACTGCGCTCGCTCTAAGGGTCAGCAAGATATGCATAACATTGATTGCTCTAAGACTCCAGATAAACCCGTATGTAAAGCTCGTAAACGTTGGAAGTGTTGATTAAGTTATGGCTGGTGAAATTTATCTTGGTAATCCAAATCTAAAAAAAGCGAATACTCCAATTGAATTTGGTCAAGAGGAGATTGCAGAATTTATTAAGTGTAAGAAAGACCCTGTATACTTTGCTAAAAATTATATTCAAATCGTTTCTCTAGACGAAGGTCTTGTACCATTCAAGATGTACAAGTTCCAAGAGAAACTTGTAAAGAACTTTCATAAAAACAGATTCAATATCTGTAAGATGCCACGACAGACTGGTAAGTCCACGACTGTGGTTTCGTATCTACTACATTATGCTGTCTTCAATGACAATGTTAACATCGCTATTCTAGCAAACAAAGCATCTACGGCTAAGGACCTTCTCGGAAGGTTACAACTTGCTTACGAGAACTTGCCTAAATGGATGCAACAGGGTATTGTATCTTGGAACAAGCAATCACTAGAACTGGAAAATGGGTCTAAGATTATCGCCGCAAGTACGTCTGCATCTGCTGTTCGTGGCGGCTCCTATAATATCATTTTTCTCGACGAATTCGCTTTCATCCCAAACCACATTGCTGATGCGTTCTTTGCCTCTGTTTATCCTACTATCTCATCTGGTAAAAACACCAAGGTAATTATCGTTTCTACCCCTCACGGTATGAATCACTTCTACCGTATGTGGCATGATGCTGAAAGGCAAAAGAATGAATATGTTCCGACAGCTGTGCATTGGTCGGAAGTCCCTGGAAGAAATGCAAAGTGGAAACAACAGACTATTGCAAACACATCGGAGCAACAGTTTAAAGTTGAGTTTGAATGTGAATTCTTAGGATC